TTGTTCACCATTGAATTGATCTATAGCTAAAGATCCAACCACCTCTGCAAGATGGTTGAACTCTTCCTTGGTAAATGCGTAAAGCACTAGTCCATCCTCGTAATAAAATAATCATTCTCTTCTGGTACTGGCAATGCAACGATAGCGTACTGGAAAAAGTAAACTGTTCCCACTGGCGTATCGTATGCAGCAAGATAATCCATATCTTCATCTTCTTCGTATTCCGATACGAGTTTTTTGCCGACTAGCTTTGAGCCAAACTTATATAGTTTGCCAAAGCCATACTGCTCTGTCATGTACTCAACCAAATCACATTGCTTGTGTTCATCATCTGCTTGAGCGCAGAAGTCTCTCACCCAATAGGGTAAGAAACCTAATGCTTGCACAATACGATCAGCAGGTGCATCAATATTTGGATTAATCATTAACATTTGATTGCTCCACTTCTTTTGCATGATCTTGCTCAAGCTGAACCAATTCAGCAAGTTTAAGATTCATTTCAATCCAACTCTTGATAATATCAATTGCAAAAACTTTACTAATTGGAAACGGAATCTGTCGAGTCAATTGCAATTCTCCTTTGTCTTGCAAATTTTCAACAAGCTCTGCGTATTCCCAAGCTAGCCGATTAATTTTCCACAGTTGTTTTGAAGTCGCTGATTCCAACATAATCTTCTCCTTTTCTATTGGTATCAAAGTGATAGTAACTGCATAGTTGCAGTAAGTCAAACATTTTTCATTCATGTTTCACAACAAGGTTGCAGTGGCGGCTAGTGACTAATCACCAAGAACCGCCCTGCCCCTGCCTATGTCATATAAAAAAAGGGTCAAGGCCTTTGGCCTCAACCCATGTGATCTATGCCGTTTTCTTAGCTTTGGTTTCAATCACTTCGTTAGCAGGGGTCGCCATACCCAACGCCTCAAGTTGTTGGCGTATATCTTCTGGTATTTCAGATGCCTGTTCTGGTACGTTACCAGTTTTAGGCGACCCATAAGGTAAATACTCGTCCGCATCTTCGGACATCGTGGTGCGATACATGTGCTGTAAGTCCGACATCATTTGCATCAACATGTCGTGCTTGTCAGAAGCTGCCTTGCAGTTAGCTGTCGCACCACGTAGCTCTAGAGTGCTCAACTCGTCGCCCCGATAGGCCGACTGCGCTGAAGCGACATCTCTTTTCTTCATCTCAACGTAGTTCTCTGAACCTTTCTTGCCTTTGGTTAGCCAGTATAGTTTGTCCATGATCGCTTCAGCTATTATCTTTCTTGCGAAAGATAGTTGATCTCTCTGCTCCCACTTGTCCTCGTAAGTATTGTAGACTTCTGCTTCAAGTGTAATTGCTTCGATTAATTTTACTATAGACATTAGTATCTCCTTTTTGAATTATCTATATATTTGATACTCACACATATTTCTGTAAGTATAGGATTAATCTCGCAATCAAAATCTAGGCTTAGTCAAGTACGCAGCCGACTACGTCGGGAATAGTTACGTTACGTCAGCTTGTCTGACGTTTCGTAACTGTTCTGCTTGACTCAGTCTAGATTTGATAGCCCAACTGGAAGTTACTATTGGAAGTCATGTGTGTGTGATTAGATAAATGTTTGTGTGAGGGCGGTAAGCATCAGGCTCCATTCAGGCTACGAAAAGCTAAGAGCAAAAGAGCTTTGGAACAAAGTCTGTGCTCGGTGCTTTTCTCAGCTAGAATGGAGGGCTTACTGCCCAGAGCACAAATATATGGTAGATGAAGGGTGCAATGGAAGAACATCTTCAATGTTCTGCGATACCGCTATGGCGGTACGCACTTTGAATTGTCCCATACCTGTCAACCCATAGAACGTTACGTCACTTTCATAGTTACGCTACGTCACATATTGACAACGTATCATCAAAACAGGCATCAATGGGGGGAGAGAGGGAGAGGGGGGCAAGCAATGGTAGCAATGGATAGATCCCACTATATGATTGTTTTGATGCTTGCCTCGAATAGATCGATGGAATGCTTGCTTGACTTTGGGTCTAAGTGAAGCTTGCAGAACATAGAAAGGATGTTGAATGAGTCAAGTTACTGATAGGAAACTGACTGATAAACAGACTGCTTTGGTAGACACCATCGTAGCAAATGGATGTAGTATTACAGAAGCAGCCACGCAAGCTGGATACGCAAGCGGCGAGAGCGGAAGAGTCACTGCGTCCAAGGCGTTAAAGTTACCACATGTGCAGCAGTATATGATGCAGAGGATGGGAGAGGAATTTGGGCTTAGCGCTACGGTAGCCGCAGGACAGTTACGAAGGCTAGTGACAGGAGCTAAGAGTGAGTACGTACAGCTTGAGGCTGCGAAGGATTTACTTGATCGTGCAGGATATAAACCGATAGATCGTTCTCAGGTACAAGTTGCAGGAGATATTAAGGTTAGCATTGATTTGTCGTAGAGGGGGGTGGGGTCAAAAGTCGGAAGTTGCTACGTGTCAGTAGTCCCTCACTAGCATTTTTCTTCAAAAAGGTTTATAACAACTCTGAAAAATATTTTTATCTAGAAAGGTCCGATGTAAATGAGAAAGATACACAAGAGTCCATCGGGAGGTTTGACCGAAGCAGGTCGAAAGTATTTCAAGCGGAAGGAGGGTGCTAACCTCAAGAAGCCTGTTCCCAAAGGTACGAATCCGAGACGTGTTTCTTTTGCTGCTAGATTTGCAGGTATGAAGGGTCCGATGAAGGATGAAAAGGGCCGACCCACAAGGAAGGCATTGGCGCTGAAGAAGTGGGGCTTTGGCAGTGTAGAAGCAGCTAGATCATTTGCAGCGAGGCATAAGAAGTCATGAAGAAGAAGCGACAGAGTTTAGTTAATCGTGGTGTGCAGTTAAAGCTGCGAGATAAGTACATTAAAGAGATAGAAGAGATTGAAAAGAAGTTAGATCCTGAGCCACAGCCTAAGAGTTTTTTTAGAAAGATGTACGACTTTGTTACTGGAAATACTGAGGTAAGTGGGCCAAGTACAATGACACCTCAGAAAGAGAAACTCTTGAAACGGTGGCATTTCTTAAGTAATAGGGTAATGGATATGCCTGACCCAGACGAAGGAATGTTTCCATGAGTACAGTTAATAAGGCAGGAAACTACACCAAGCCTAAGTTAAGGAAGAGTTTGTTTCAGTCTATTAAGGCAAGGGCTACTCATGGCACTGCGGCAGGACAATGGTCTGCTCGAAAGGCACAGTTACTTGCAAAAACCTATAAAGCCAGAGGTGGAGGATATAAAACATAATGGAACGCATGAATGATGTAGAATATGATTTTGCTCAAGAATATGGGAATGTATCAACTAAATCTAGAAAGAAGCAAGTTAGGTTTCTTAAAAAAGTAGTTGCTGATGAACACAGAACAATAAAAAAACTTTTAAAGAACCCAAATAAAAAAGTCGCTTCTTATAATGCTGAAGATAATATGTATGAGCCGAGCACAAATAGAGACGAAGCTAAGGTTCACAAAAGAGTTTTCAGAAGAGCGTTAAAAATGCTCCGAGAGTTTGATAAAGAGAAATCAGAAGAAAAAAGAGATCAGGATACTAAAAGAAGACGCAAGAGTTTACTTAAGAGAAAAGTAAGTGGTGGCGGTGGTATGATGACTACCTTTAAAAAGGGCAAGAGTCTTATAGAAAAGATGAAAGACTTGTAATGAAAGCTCCACAACGTTCATTGCTAAACTGGGGTAAACAGAAATGGAGAACCAAATCTGGCAAGAAGTCTAGTGAAACTGGTGAACGTTACCTTCCTTCTAAGGCTATCGCTGCTCTTAGTGATGCTGAGTATCGCGCTACAACCAGAGCCAAACGAGAGGGTAAGGCAAAGGGTAAACAGTTTGTGGCTCAACCGAAAAAGATTGCTAAGAAAGTAAAGAGATTTAGAAGTGCCTAAAGTTGGGAAAAAAACTTTTCCTTATACAAAGGAGGGTATGATAGCTGCTAAAGAATATTCAAGGCAGCAAAAGAAAAAAGGCTTAGACTGGAAGATAATATCTCCAGTTACTAAGTCTGGTTTAAGAAAAATACAAAGGGAGTTAAAACTTTGAGAACATGTGGTAATTGCGTTTTCTGGGAAAGATTTAGTGATGCTGAAGGTGATGTAGATTTTGGTGAGTGCAGACGCTATCCACCAAATGTACCAGTTCATTCTAAAGACCCAGAACTAGTTTATAGTGGTAAAGATTCTAGAACTGTATATCATACAAGTGTATGGAATACTCAAACAGAACTTCATGATTGGTGCGGTGAGTTTATGACAGAAAGTCAACTCTTAATTAGTAAAGGAAGGTAAGATGCCTAATGTTAATGGAAAGAAGTTCCCATACACTAAGAAGGGAATAGCTGCGGCTAAGAAAGCGCAGGAAGAAAATAAGAAGCCTATGAAGAAAAAGAAAAGCTTAATGTCAGGAAGCTACAAGTAATGGCTTTATATTTAACGAGCGGTGAATTGTATGAAGGCGAGACTCACGTTCTAGCAGGAACAATATATACTGGTAAGACGAGAACACCTGAGTCACGCAGACTCGTGGAAGGGCCTGACCCAGTGAGAGCCAGAAGCTCCAATGGCCAACTCAAAGGCGACGACCCCTCCACGAGTGATATAAACGAAGCGTATGAAAAACCCAAGCCCAAAAGGAAGCCTAAGAAAAAATAATGGTTAGACCTACATATGAGACTGAGGCTGACCTAAGTAGAGAAGAGAACATTGCTAGATACGCAGCACGTAAATGGAACTGTGCAATGCGTAAGCAAGATAAGTACAATCAGTTTGATTACCTGATAATAAAGGGAAAGGACGTAAAAGCTTTTGTAGAAATCAGAACAAGAACACATACAAGAGGAACTTACCCTACATGCTTTGTATCAGCTAACAAAGTGCAAGCTGCCTTTTCTATGCGTCTTGCCACTGGCTTACCGTGTATATTCTTAGTTGGTTGGAAAGATTGCATTGGGTGGGCATCCCTGACTGAGATGTATAAAATAACAATAGGCGGCAGAACAGATAGGGGAGACCCTGCGGATATTGAAGCCGTAGCAGAAATACCAATAGAGAAGTTTAATATATTCAAATGAGTTTTATAACTACTATATCTCAACAAGATCTGGCTTTGCTTAGAGGCATAGTTCGCAAAGTGCATCTGGCACATGTCGATGCAAAAGGATTAGCAACCGATGAGCAGTGCGATAAGTTGATAGAAAGCATTGGCCCAGAAGTTGTAGAAAAGATGATTAAGTTTGGCGTAGATAAGGGATTGCGTTGATAGATTTTAAGTACAAACCTGATGGTGAAGTCTTAAAACAGTTTATGAAAGACAACACTTTCTTTCGTGGCATAAGAGGTCCAGTAGGATCTGGTAAGTCTGTTGGGTGTTGTGTTGAAGTATTTAGAAGAGCCTTGTCTCAAGAGAAAAGTGCTGATGGTGTAAGAAAAAGCAGGTGGGCAATCATAAGAAACACAAACCCACAGCTTAGAACAACTACTATTAAGACTTGGCTTGATTGGTTTCCTGAGAATGAATGGGGTAAGTTTACTTGGTCTGTGCCTTATACACACCATATTAGAAAGGGAGACATAGACCTTGAGGTAATCTTCCTTGCTCTTGATCGTCCAGAAGATGTTAAAAAACTATTGTCCCTCGAATTGACAGGCATCTGGATTAACGAGGCAAGGGAGATTCCTAAAAGTATTATTGATGCGTGTACTATGAGGGTAGGCAGGTATCCTTCTATGCGTGATGGTGGTCCAAGTTGGACAGGTGTTATTGCGGATACTAACGCACCAGAAGAAGATCATTGGTGGCCCATTATGTCAGGTGAAGTGCCAGTACCAGATCATATACCAAGAGAACAAGCTAAGATGTTGGTAAAGCCTGACAACTGGCAATTTTTTACGCAACCATCTGGTATGAAGGAAGTATACAATGAAGATGGTGAGGTGGAAGATTATTTGCCTAGCGATCAGGCAGAAAACAAAAAGAATATGATGAGAGGGTATTATCCTAATCTTATTCAAGGTAAAACAAAGTCTTGGATTGACGTCTACGTTATGAATAAACTGGGCACGATACAAGACGGAAAGCCAGTATATCCTATGTTTGCAAGCGAAACACATATTGCTAAAGAAGAAATACCAGTAGCGGCAGGGTTGCCTTTGTATATTGGTATTGATTTTGGTTTGACACCTGCGGCTGTTATAGGTCAGAAGGTTAGGAATAGGTGGTTAATCCAATCAGAGGTCGTTGCTTTTGATATGGGAATTGTTAGATTTGCAGAGGTATTAAGAAATGAAATCGCTACTCGTTTTTCTGAAACTTCCGATGTCTATATATATGGTGATCCTGCAGGGGATTTTAGGGCGCAAACGGACGAATCTACCCCTTTTCACATACTTAGAGGTGCTGGCCTACGTGCATTTCCCGCCCCAAGCAATTCTGTGGATCTTCGCTTGGAGTCAGTGGCGCAGCAACTTAACAAGATGGTTGAGGGTAAACCTGCGTTTCTAATAGATAGAAGATGTCAACAACTTATCAAAGGTTTTGAGGGTGGTTATTCCTATAAGCGTATGGAGGTAAGTGGTGAGCGATATGCAGATAAACCTGATAAGAATATGTACTCTCACATACACGATGCGCTACAATATTTGCTGTTAGGTGCAGGAGAAGGGCGAGCTTTGATGTCAAATCAGAAACCTGCACAGGTAGTGCAAGCTAAAAAAGACTATGATGTTTTTAAAAGAAAGCCTAAAAGTGCGGCACACAAACCTAGCGTTTGGTCACTTGTGCGTTGAAATTAATTTTAATCTGTGTTTAAGAATATATATCTT